ATAGCCGCCCAGTCAGAGGGCCAAAACCTAGTCTTTGTGGACTTCATGACCGTCCCGAACGGGGTCTTGATACTGTCAGCCCCGGTCTCTTTGCATATGTCCAACAACTTCTGCTCAATAATCTCCATCTGCGCCCGTATATTTGCCTCTTCCTCATCAAACTCTCGTTGCAATTCCTGCAACTTATCGCGCATCTTGATGTAGACCTTTGCTAACTTATCTGCTCCGATTTCACTCATTTTTGGCTCCTAATGGATTGTCTACTACCTTGTTAACTTTGTCAACTTCTTCACGAAAAAGTTCCACAATTTTTTGATGTAGGTCTTGTTTTTTTCTTAGACTACTGTAAACCCTTGATTCTACAGGACTTCCTTGTAGATGAACTACAGTTAGTTTGTTTACTTGCCCCTTGCGGTGCGCCCTTGCATTGGCCTGTAGGTAGGTCTCTAGGCTCAGGGTGGGGCCAAACCAAATGATCGTATCGGCCCTTGTCAAAGTAAGTCCATGTGCCGCCGCTTGAGGCTGAATGACAAGAACTTTGGGGTTGTCCTCTTGCTGGAATCTCTTAAAGATGTCAGTGCGCTTCTCGGCTGGAACGTCTCCCGAGACCTTGGCGTTTGTAATCCCAGCCTTGGTCAGTTCCTCGCAGACCACTTCGATTGCATGACGGAAAGGCACGAAAACCAGCACCTTATGCGAAGTCTCTTCGATCACCTCCAGCATGGCGCTAATGCGGTTTTTTGCATCAAAGGCAATGACCTCCCCGTTGTCTGAGTAGACCGCCCCACAGGATAACTGCAGAAGTTTGTTCATCAGAGTCGCCGCATTTACTGCGGAGATTAGTTCGTCTGCGGCATGAACCAGCATGTCCTTCTTAATTTGGTTGTAATAACGGTCCTGCTGCGCCGTGAGGGGAATATCACGATTCACATAAACAACTTCTGGTAAGTCTAGACATTGCTCCTTGGTAAAGCGCAGGGCGGGTTGAAGTGCCTTGTGGACTATATCGACGGAGTCTTTCCGGGGAATCCACATGTACCTTGAGAGTTGCACCATCACCATGTCTCGCCAACTATTCTTGGACCGGGGCACTCGGTCGGGAGAGACCAATTTAGCCAGCCCGTAGGCATCCAATGGGGTTTGTGCGGCAGGGGTGCCAGTCAGCATCCATAGCCAAGTCTCGTTAAATAAAAGGTTGTAGAGGCACTTCCATCTACGGGTAGTGTGGTTTTTGTAGGCGTTTGCCTCATCCACGATAATGAGATCAAATCTCTGCTCCTGAAGTTCTTTTAGGATGATCTCAACCCCGTCGTAGTTGATGATGACGAAGTCGGCATCACCTTGAATAATTTCTTTTCTTCTTTGGGGCTTGCCGTAGGCTATGTCCACCCGGCGGTGCATGGCGAATGTAAAGAGGTCTTGTTGCCACGCAGATTGCATGATTGAGAGGGGGCAGATCACCAGCACTCGGTTGATGACGCCTAGTTTCATTAGGTAGTCAGCCGCCCAAATACAGGACGCCGTCTTGCCAGTCCCCTGCTCGTTGAAACAGAACGCCCTTTGGTGGAGGCTCAGGAAAGAGGAGGTATCTTTTTGGTGACCCATGGGTTTGTGAAACCCAGTCCACTCGTAGTCCCGTAGGATCGGGGAGGGGATGTTCTTGATGTTTAGTCTACGAAGCATTTGGGCTTCGTCTATGCCCCACTTGACCAGCACCTCGGAGATGCCGTCTTCCTCTTTTACCAATCGGCTTTTCTCGACACAGGCAAGGACGGGGTCAGGATTCTTAAGCCGCAGTAGTAGGGCTTTATCGTTAATGATTTGCATTGGCTCTCAGCACGGGCTACCGGCCCGAGTCGGGTTAGGGTTACTTCTTTTTTTCTCGACTACTTACTTCCGACACTAATTTCTTAGAAGAGTTCCGCTTGAACGACCTATTTTTTGACGGACTCTCTAGTTTTACCCCTTGACTATTGCTCCCGCCTTTTGATAGGGCACGCTTATGGGCAATGTCTTTGCCTTCTCGGGCATCTGCCTTGCCGTTCCCGTTGGTATCTTTACCTTCCTTGTCCATCTTGCGACGGGCACGTTGTCGCTCCATTCGGTTGTCGTGTTCGTTCCGGGTTTTTTGAAGTTGGTACTCACGTTTATAAGGACGGGGGGATTTGGTGTATGGCATCTTATGTGTTCCTTCCGTTGTGCAAGCACTTAACTACCGGACAGTACGCCTTGCAAGTGAAGTTTGGCTTCGGATTCCAAACATCTTCTTGGTAGGTTTTACTGAGCCAAGAGTAGTTAGCAGACCATTCCTGCATTATCCCAAGAACATCGGATCTTTGGTAGGTCCTTCTTACAAGGTCACTACACACTAAAAACAACAGTCCAGCCTTGATTTCTTGGACTTCTGGGAAGTGGGCAAAGGTGCAAAGAGCCATCAGATCTAACTGCTTGGTGTCTGCAAACTTGCTGGATTTCCCCGTCTTGTAGTCCACAATCTTGGCAATTTTCCCATCCACGATGACTAGGTCAGCCACTCCACGGAGCCAAACATTGGGGGCAAAGAACCCACAGGCTTCACCCCGCTCGGTCAGCCCCATCTTGAGTTCTGTATGTTTGTCCCCGGGCAACTTCTTCAGTGCTATCAATGCAGGTTCAAACTGAGCAAACTCCGGAGGGATCGGGGTGTCACTCTTGACGTAGTTCTCTGCCGCCTCATGCACCCGTGTGCCATACAGGAGCACTTCACTCTCGGGTTCAACAACGTCCTTCGTTACCCGTAAGTGGTAATACTTTTTCGGACATTGCTGAAAAAGGGTGATGCTACTGTACGACCAAGTAGGTGATTTCATTTGTGCTTGATGGCGTTGAGTAGAAGTTTGGACTCGACCAACAGTTTTAGTGCCAACTCTTCTGCCTCTTTCTTGCGACCTTCGTTCATACAATCGTTTATATCTCTGAGGATCACACGTGCTTTGATAGTGTGTGGTGCGTAATCCATAACGTCAGCAATCTGCATATGTCTTTCCCCATCCGACTTCACAATTAACAGGTAAACCTTCTGCCCAATCAGGCGTCCACTTCATGCACTCTTCGATGTACTTGGCGGCTTCCTCAACTTCTTCGTCTTTCACCGAGCACATGATGGCGTCGTGAACTGTCAAGACTACCCGATACTTCTTGGCGATCCTCAACATTTGCTCAGCCACGATGCACCTAGCAAGAGCCTGAACTACGTTTTCTACTACTTTTCCCCCATAGATGTAAACCGTCTCTTTTCTAGACTTGTAGGAGAACGTGTGTTTCTCTACGCCACCCATGACGCCGTCTGTATTGCGCTCCAAGTGGGGGTAAATGATCCTAAGACCGCTGGGTAGGAGGATACCTTCGCCCGATACAGTAACCACCCCAGTACGTCCAAACTTTGCCGGACGATCAAAAAGCAGTCCATCTAAAACATTTTTACCTTCGTTCCATAGGTTGTGGATGCGAGGATAAGTCGATCTGTAAACACGGATGATGCGCTCTGATTCTTTCTCGTCAATGCTCACACCCTGCAAACGCAACATCATCTGAAACTTAGCCGCACCCATGCCGTAGCCACATCCAAGAATCACGGTCTTACCAAAAAATCTTTGCTCCTTCGTGACCTTCTCTACTGGTATGCCATAGATCTTTGCCGCCATGATCTTGTAGACATCCTCATCGTTAGCAAAATTTTCTACCAGATCGTTTTGTTGAGATAGCCAAGCCAAGGTTCTCGCCTCAATCTGCGAGGAGTCAGCGTCAATTAGGGTATACCCGACAGGGCTACAAATTGAAGTTTTAATCTTTGACTTGCCATCTCGTGCGGGTAAGTTCTGTAGGTTGACCTTATCAGCACCGCCCCATCTGCCCGTGTGAGCCGCATAGTATTTGAGAGGAACGGGGAGTGTGCCCCGTTTGCCAATGTCGATGAACCTTTGAGTTCTTGTTTCTTCAAGCGTAGTCTTGACTCCCAATCGGGCTGCGACCAAGTTTTGCACCGACTCTTCGGGCGAGTCCAGCAGTGCCTTGAATGACTCGTCAGTCTTGGAGAAAGCCCAAGTCACCTTGCCTGTTCGTGGTGAGACCTTTTTAGGAGGATCAATACCCAAGGCCATCAGCGCTGTGGCGAACTTCTCGTTAGACATGATGATTTCTTTGTTGGCTTCAGCACTTGCCAACAACTCTTCTTTACGCTCCACCACCCCCACCAGATGTTCCTCCAACACCGGCACATCAATGCATAACACCGGCTCTGAGAACATCTTTATCGTCAGATCGATCAGTTTGAGTTCTTTAGTAGGTATAGACGGCTTTAGTTTTTGGAACAAGTTATAGGTCAGCCGCACATCGTTTTGGCAGTATTCCCCATAGGCTTGCAACTCATCACTTTTAAAGAACGCCCGTCGTTTGCCCATGGCGTTAACAACTTCTGTTCCCTTTACTCCAAGCCCGTAGTGTTCGGACAGGGCTTTAAGACTGCCCCCCACCTCCGTACCATGAATAGGTCTCGCCATCGACAGAGTGTCGATCCACCCCTTGGGGGAGATGCCAAACGACCACGACAGAATCGCCGCATCGAACATGGCATTGTGGGCAACGGCTAAGGAGTCAGCCCAGTTGTATTGGGTGAGGAAGTTTCGGGTCTCTTTATGGCTTCCACTGAACCACTCAGGCTCACCATTATCAATCTGCACGGCAACACCAATGACTTCAAATCGGTCATCCCGAATGTATTCTTCCGTAGTGATCTTAGATAGGGAGTATTCCTTGTCGTAGTAAGTCTCAAAGTCAATGGTGAGAATGTTCATTTTTCTAGGGTCTCAATCAGTTTGTTTAGATACCACTGGGCTTTTTTGAGATCCTGTATGGCATCGTTTTTGTACCCAGTCCTACTCAGGTACTTGAGTGCCGTCAGTCGCAGGTGTCCTCTGAACTCTTCCGGGGTGCTCTTCGCTTCCATGTAGTCAATCGTTTCTATCCCACCGACCATGTAGTGCGGGGGATGATTTACCATGTCACTCATACAATTTTCCTCACAATGTATTGATAGCCCATATGTATCACCTTAAGTTCTTCGATGAAGATGTTGACGAACGCATCGATGGCTGGTTTGGGAACGTGGTTGAGTCTAGACATATCGCCCCACAGGTAATCATCAAACACCATGATGCCGTCCTTCTTCAGCATGGGCCAAGCCATACATGCATCGGTCAGTACATCTTTGGCAATGTGCGACCCGTCGATGTAGATGAAGTCAAAGTTACCTAAGACACATGTAAGAGCAAAATGCGACTTTCCTTTGTGCTTTGAAACGTAGCGACTAGGAAACTTTTTGTGCAACTCTTCTCGGTTGTAATCAAACCGATCCTCTGCACCAGTCATCTCACCATTGACATGCTC